CCGACACGTCATCAATGCTGCCGTCAAAGGCGGCGTTCGGGATAAATTTGAGGTTGCCGGCGGTGGTGGCTACAATGGTTTCGGTGTAAGTGCCGTCCGCCGACCGGGTGACCCCGTTCACTCCGCCGATCTGCGGCGTGACGCTCCCGGCGGCGTGATTCTTGATCTTATAGGTCAGGCGGTAGCTCTTGCCCGCCCCGGGGCCGATGGCCTGTTCCAGGGCCGCCGTGCTGCCGGGGGCATGGTCGGCCTCCAGGTTCACCGCATCATGGGTCCAGCCCGCCCCGAAAATCCATGAGACCGCGGCGGCAAAATCCCCGTTGGTGACCATCTCGGGGCCGTAGGAGTCCGTCGCCGTCAGGGTGATGTCGCCGGTGGCCGCCGAGGGGGTGAGCGTGGTGGCTCCGGTGTTCTGCTCCAGATAGGGGCCGTCCTGGAGGACCAGTTCGGTGAGAATCCAGGCCGTATGTCCGGTGCGGCTCAACTGCCGGGGCGCATGATTGGGGTGGCAGAGGTACATCACGTCCGCCGACTGGATAAACCTGATCTCCCGCAACTCCGCTTCCAGATAGGGGCTTACGATCTCATACGGGGCGGCCCCGTCCAATATCTGGCCCTTGTTCATGTAAAAGCGGATATACTGGTCCCCAAATTCCAGGCTATACGCCTGGGTGGCGCTGAACTGAAAATCTATCAGGCGCACGCGCTTGCTGTGGGTCTTGACCGGGGCGATAAATTCCGAACCGGGCCGCAGGCTCAAGGGTCCCTGGGTGCGGATAATCATGTTCCTGACGATCTCGCCGGTGTTGTGGTACTTGGCCAGATCGACCCGGCCCGCCAGGAGGGGCGACATCTCCCCGGCGGTTTCATTGGTTAATATGGGGGTAGCCCTGGCCATCAGATGATCCTCGCGTCCATCCAGTCGTTGGTTTCGTAAACTTCCGGCGGGTTCTCCTGGGCGTCGATGCTCCGGGCCACTGACAACTCATAGTGGTATTCGTCCATCATCTGTTTCTTGATCCCCGGGGAGGTCGTCAGATGAATAGCCACCTCCGCCGCCAGGCGGGAGGCTAAGGCGCTGCAAAACCGGGCGTCGAACAACTGCGGGTTTTCGATGCGCTCGATATACTTGATGCTGGCGCTGGCCTGGTCGGTTAAGAGTTGCCGCCCTTCTACGGCATAGGCCAGGGTCGGGTCGATGATGCCGCTGGTGACGCTCAACAGGCCCAACACCCGCAGGCTGTTCTCAGGCAGTTGGTAGGCGTAGGCGTAGCCGAACAGCGGCGCCTCGCTGATCCGGGCCAAACTGACCCGCCGGGTGGCGAAATTCCAGGGGTGATCCCGGAGTACGTTATCCCGCACCAGGTCGAAAGAACTGGTCAGGGCAATGGCCCGCTTGGAATTATCGTCCGGGCTCAATAATGTCGAGGACCCGAGCCGCAGTAAGGCCAGGTTGTAAATCTCGATCTTTGACGCCATAGCTATCCCCGAAGAACCGGGGCCGGTTTCCCGGCCCCCCTAAAGGTTAATCGCCATAGACTATGGCGGTCAGCACCGTGGCGGCAATCGCCCCGGTGTACGCCGCCAGAGCCGCCGCCGCCGCCGACCCGCCGGCCATTACCCCGCCCTTGGTGGCCGCAGCAGCCCCCGCAATAGTGCGGTCGGTGGCCGCGTCCTTGGCCAGGGTGTCGCCGCCTTCCACTCCCAGGGCTTCATCGATGCCGCCCGCCGCCCCGCCGATGACCTTCAGGTCATGGGTATGGGTCGCCAGGGCCGCCGACTGCCGCACCAGCAGCTTATGGTTGGCCTGGTCAAATTCCCATACCAGGCCCGAGTCAGGAGGACCCTGTAATTGCATGAAATGAATCCGGCTTCTGACCCCGTACTTCGCCATCACCGTGGGCAGGGGAATCCCCGCCGCCGGCACGGTCAAGGCGCCGTTGCCGAAGGCGATGGTCACCCGCCCCACGTTGGCAAAACCGGGAATCCTGCCCCTTTTTAACAAAGTTACCGTTACGTTACTGGCCGCCAGATCTGCCATCTTTCTTACTCCTTATCTGGCGGGGCGGGCCTTACCCGCCCCGGCCGTGGTTAATTGCACAGAATCATGTCCATCTTGAGCTTGATGGTGCCCGTAGCCGCCGAGTTGCCCGCGGTGGTGATGATCACGGGGGTCAGGCCGTCGAACTCATAGCCCAGGGCGGCAATGGCTGCGGCCCCGGCGTCCAGGTCAGCCTTATCCGCCGCGGTATGGGCCGCCGTGGCCGCCAGGAACTTATCCACCGCCCCGGCAATGCCCACCGCCAGAGTAACCGTGTCCGTATCGCTCAGGTCATCCCAGGCCAGTTGCCCCGTCCCGGCGAACTTCTCCCCCTTTTTCGGGGTGAACATGGTAATGGTGGAACCCGAAGCCAACGCGGCCGCTTCATATTCGTCCAGGTAACATCCCAATTTCGAACCCCAGGCGAACCGGCCCACGAACTTTCCAGCCGCCACCAGGGCGGCGCCAATGCTGTTTACCAGCGACATTTGCTATCCTCCTCTTGCAAGTGGGGCAGGCGTCCCCGCCTGCCCTCTGCTTAATAGGCCTCGTACGCCTGGATCTCGAATACGTCGGTTTCCTGCATCCGAGTGGCGCCCTCATCCACGGTCATCAGGATCTGCATGAGGTTGTTCAGGTCCCGCCGGGGGCCGATATCCACCCTGATGTCTTCATTGATCCCCAGGCAGAGGCCTTCCTTGACCCAGGCCACGTTGGAGCGAATGCCCGGGCTGCCTTCCGCCACCGACTTGGGCAGTTCGGTACACATGGAAACATTGAAGCCCCAGAGGGGTTTCGATACCATGTTGCCGGTGCGGATGAGGTCCAGGGCCTGTTGCTGGATATCGTTCACATCCAGGTCCATCATCAGGTCCTCGATGGCCTGGGGCGACAGGGCCAGAAACTTTTCGCTCTTGTCCTTGTGGTTCAGGTTAAACCGGGTCAGGGCCGCGATGATCTTTGCCTTGGTCATCCCCAGGGTGCCGGTTTCCACCACTTTCTGGGTAGCCACGGGCAAGATGAGATTGGTCGGGGTCAGTTCCTCGGTGGACACCGAAATGGCCGTGCCGATGGCGGCGGCCATGAGCATCCGGTCGCACAGCCGCTCAAACGAGGCCCGCATGGTCTGCACGTAGGTTCCCGTCGGGTCCTGTTTCAGCCGGCTCAGGGCTTGGGCGGAGATGGGCACTGCCAAGGGATACGGCAGGCCCATGATGGCCCGCCGGGAGTGCGGAATTTCCTGGAGATTGGTCTGTTGGACCAGTGAAGTTTGGGCCACGGGGGTCGGCGCCACGCCGACGTAATCCACGTAAGCCACGGTGCCCGTAATGGGCTCGACGGTAACCTTGGCCTTCAGATCAGAAATCATCTGCTGGGCCACCAGCTTCATCCCGTCGGTAAACTGCCTGACAAAAGCGGTGGTGATTTGATCAGCCATGATGGGCGAACCTCCGAAAATGTAAGATCGTTTTCGGCTAATCCGCCCATCTGGCGGGGCCGGTTCACTGCCGGCCGCTCATGCGGCCAAAAGCGTTCCGGGCCTCTTGCGAGGTAATCCGAGTTGTGGCAGGGCGGGCTTCACCGCCCGCCGTCCTGCTATCGGGGCCCCTGCCGGGGTAATCCCGTTTACTCCTCCTGCTTCTGAGGGTTAAGCTCTTGATAAATTCTGGTCACTTCTTCCACGATGGTCTTGTGCTCCGGGTGTTTACCGTCCAGATAGGCCGGATTGCGCATCAACTCCTGGCGCCGGGTTTCCAGGCCGGTGCTCTGGGTCCCGCCCCCGGTGACAAAATCCCCTTCGCTCATAGACTTGCCCAGGTTATAGAAAAACTTCACCAGGACGGGGGACTCGCCGATGGCCTTATCCAGGGCCGCCAACTCCGGGGACCCCGGCGGGGCCACCCGGCCCATCGCCTTCCGGGCCAACCCCAGGTTCTCGCCGTACTTGCCGCCCCATTCCTTCTGCAGCCCGGCCTCAATCTCCTCCACCTGCGTTTTCAGGACTTGTTGGCCCTTTTGATACTCCTCCAGCATGAACTTGTTGTAGCCGTCATAAATCTTCTTGGCTGCCGCCGGAGTAAGCCCCGCCTCGTGGGCCAATTTGCGGTAGGCGGTTTCCAACTCCGGCAGGTACGGAAAGTCGTCCGGCAGGCCTTCGGGTTTGATGTCGTAGGCCTCCGGCGTTTCCGGCCGCCCCAGCGCCGCGTAAAACTGATCCCATTCCTCCGGCAGCGCATCCTCTTTGGGTAGAATCACCCCCTTGCGCCCCACCAGGGCCTTTGTATCAACCATGGCCTTAGCCAGGGTTGGAACGTCCGGGATGGTCTTGAGACTTTCATTGCCCCGCAGATCCGCAAATTCCTCCCCGGCCAAAAACTGATCCTGCCAGGTCTGCCCCTCACCGCCAGTAGTCCCGGCCTCATTCCCGGGGCTGGCTACGCCTTCTTCCGACATAAACTCTCCTTTGGTAAGATAATTTCTCCCAGCATGTGCAGGATATAAAGGCCGGCCATCCGGCGGCCCTCGTTCCGGGCTAGGTCAATCTCGTTATCAGCCAGGTTGGGCGACCACACCCCGCAAAACCTCAGCAAATCCTCCCGCACCGCCATAGGAATGCCGCGGTAGGCCAGTTCCAAATCACTGACCCCTGACCCCTGACCCCTAACCCCTGCTTCTCCCCCCCCTGACCCCTGCTCAGACATTCCCCGCCCCCTGGTTCAGGGCCTGTCCCAACTGATCCATGGGCGAGCCCGGCTCCGGCCCCTTGGACAGCGCCGGCATGGCCTTGGCCGCCTCCATGGCCTGAGCCGCCATTTGCTGATCCTGAGCAGCTTGCGCCCGGGCCGCCCGGGTCTGTTCCACCACCCTGGGGTCGATGATCAATTTGTGCGGCACCCCGTAATTCTCCAGCACCGTCCTGGATGACCCGTCCCAATCCAGGATGTCCAGGGCATCGGGGCCGATGGCCTGGGCCACTTGCCCCAGGTAGCCGGTGGCCTGGATGATCCCCTGGCTCTCCGCATGTTTCTGCGCCCTGGCCATGGGGGAGATATACTCCACCTTAAATTTCAGCCAGCCGTCCTCGCCGATCAACTCCCGGGGGGGCGGCGGAAACTTCCCGGCTTCCCATTGAATGGAGAACACCCGGTCAAACAACGGTTTGTAGCGCTCATCCTGGAGCCGCACCAGGGCGTCCCCCAGGAACTGCATCTTCTCCTGGGCCACTTCCATGAACTCGCCCAGGGTCACCTGCTTGTCCATGGCCACCGTCATCAGGTCGGCGTAGAACGTCTGGCCGATGCGCCGGCGCAGCGCGTCTAAACCTTCCTCCGACCAGGCCAGGTTGCCGGCGGTGGGAAAGACCCCGATCTTGTCCTGCATCCGCCCTTCGCTGCGCACGAAGGTGTAGCCGCCGGGAATCCGCTTGATGGGCGACCCGGAAAAACCGTCATCCGCCAGCAGTACCGGCGGCGCCAACTGCAACTGTCCCGCCTTGGTGGTGTCCCGGACCCGGACCTGCAGCTCCTTGCTGTCCGGCAAAGCCATCATGCCCAGGCCCCGCCCGTAAACCTCGGGCTTCATAACGATGTACCGGGCCACGCAGTAAGGAAATTCCCTATAGCCCCCTTCTTCCAAGCGGTGTTGGTTATCGGACTCGAAATACACCGAACTGAAAGGCATGTTCAGGTTGTCGATCTTCTTCTGGTCCCG